GAGGCTCATGAAGAATGGGAAAGGAGCAATCAATGAGAAAGGAACAAAAAAAGAGCGGGTCAAATGCAAATCACACCGCTCTCCAACCGGATGGTTGTGCCTCTTCAGGTACCTTCATCATAGCACGGAAGGACTGGCTTGTCACGTTGGCAAGGGTTTCGGTGGCTCTCGGGCTCCTGCTGATACTTGCTCTCGGTGGCAAGTTGGACAACGAGCTGCTCACAGGGGTCGAGAGCATCACGCCTAGCGAGTTCGGACTCATGGTCGTGACGGCAGTTGCGGCGATAATAATTGGTCTTGTCGCCCTCAAGACGTAGGGGGCGTTCGATGACTAACGAGATCAGAGACAACACACGAAGAGTCGCCTTTCGCGTCATTCAACAGTACGAAAAGGCGAAGAGGGACGGCAGGCACGAGGTGGCTCAGGTGCTGGCATATTGCCTGCGTGGTTCCGCCTATAACTGTGCGCCGAGTTACACAGAAGATCGGCCCAATATGCCGAGGAGCAACATGCGCAAGTTGTTTGATGGCATCGAGAGAAGCGAAGGGAGGTAGCACAAGTGTTCGAGCGGATTAAGTGCACATCCCGTCAGGATTGGCTCGAGAAGCGCCGTCATGGCATTGGCGGTAGCGACGCCTCGTGCATCGTCGGCATGAACCCTTGGCGATCCTCCGATGACCTCTGGGAAGAGAAGGTCGGAATCCGTGAAGCCGCTGACATCAGCAACGAAGAAGCTGTGAAATACGGTTATGACGCCGAAGGAAGCCTCCGGCAGTTATTCAAGCTCGACTTCCCGGAATATAAGGTCTACTACCGCAAGAACGAGCTGTTGCGAAACAATCATTTGCCTTGGATGCAAGCATCACTTGACGGCGAACTGACAGACGAAGAAGGGCGCAAAGGCGTGCTTGAGATCAAGACGACGTCCTTCCTTCAATCCATGCAGCGCGAAAAGTGGAGTGACCGGGTGCCGGACAATTACTTCGTGCAGGTCATGCACTATCTACTTGTCACAGGGTATGAATTCGCGATTCTCAAGGCTCAACTAAAGTCCGACTGGCAGGGCGAAATCCGCATCACAACAAGACATTACAAGTTTGAAAGACAAGACTACATCGACGACCTCAAAGCGCTGCTTCGTGCAGAAATGCGCTTTTGGTCACACGTCGAGAACAAAACGCGGCCACCGTTACAGTTGCCGCCAATCTAATTCAATTCACACACAAAGGAGAAACATAAATGGAATTAGTCATCTATTCACCAACCCCGGAAGACTTCATCAAGGCGATTGAGTGGAATCATGAAGAACTCAAGACAGCTCTCACAAGCGAGCTAGAGAAATATAAGCATCTGGTTTTTACACCTGAAACCGTCAAAGACGGCAAACGCACACTCGCCGATCTGCGCCGTTTCAGAACAGCGATCGAGGACAAGCGCAAAGAAGTCAAAAATCAGATCATGACGCCGTATCTCGATTTTGAGAAGAAGGTAAAAGAACTAACGGCCCTTGTCGACGAACCGATCGCCGCCATTGACAAGCAGGTCAAAGAGTACGACGAACAACGAAGAATCGACAAACTGGCCGAATGCGAGGCCTATTTCGACGAAAAAGCGGAAGAGTTAAATCTCACGGGATTCATTGCCTGGGAGAGCCTCGAAAAAGCCGAATACGGCAATGTAAGCAAATCCATGTCACAGATTACTGAGGAGATCGATAACGCGTTAAATCGCGTTTGTGAGGCTCTCAAGGTGATTGACGAAATGGGGAGCCCTTACGCTTTTGAGATGCGTCAGGTTCTCGGTCAGACACTTGACTTGCAACAGGCACTTGCCAAAGGACAGCAACTTAAGGAAACCGCCGAACAGAAAGCGCGTTTTGAAGCCGAGCGGCAAGCGGAGCAAGAGCGCAGAGCCGCCGAGCGCGAAGCGCAAGCGAAGCTTATTGAAGAGGCCGGGAAAGCGAAGAAAGAAGAGCTGAAGGAAGAATCGAAAGAAGAAGAAAAGCTTCGACTCTACACGCTTCGATTCGAGGTTACCGGCACACGCGATCAGCTGATGCAGCTGTCGAAATTCTTACAAGTAAATAAAATCTCTTACTTACAGATTAAGGAGGACAAATAATCATGGCAAACAACAGAAACGCAATCGCGACACAGAAACAGTCTTTTTCAACGTTCATGGCGTTGCCAGCAGTTAAACAGAAGGTTTACGACATCGTTGCCGGCAAAGATGGCGACCGGTTCATTACTTCCATCGTGACCGCTGTCGGCACGAACCCGCAATTGGCTCAATGCGATTATTCGTCGATCCTGTCGGCCGCACTGTTGGGAGAGGCATTGAAGCTCAGCCCGTCACCGCAGTTGGGGCAGTTTTACATGGTGCCGTACAACGACAACAAGCGAAGAATGAAAGTTGCTCAATTCCAGTTGGGCTATAAGGGATACATCCAGCTCGCGATCCGGTCAGGACAGTATCGAGACATCGACGTGATCTGTGTCAAGGAAGGCGAACTGGTGAGCTACGATCCATTCCGTCAGAAGGGAGAGTTCAAAGCGATCTTGGATCCTCTCGCAAGAGAAAAGGCTGAGACCTTCGGGTATTACGCCTATTTTGAGCTTCTGAACGGCTTCAGAAAAGAGCTCTATTGGAGCAAAGAACAGATGATCGCCCACGCGAAGATGTACAGCCAAGGCTACGCTTCTGATCTGGCCAACAACCGCGCATACACTTTCTGGAGCAAGAACTTTGACGCGATGGCACAAAAAACGATGCTCCGGCAGCTCATCAGCAAATGGGGCTTGATGTCTATTGAGATGCAGCAGGCTTTCTCGAGCGACATGGGCGCGATCCGTGATGACGGGTCTGTCGATTACGTCGAATCCTCCGAAGATGCCATCTTCAAAGATGTGACTCCGGCCGAAGAAGAGACTTCACCCTACACAAAAGAGCCTATGTTTATCCCTGATGCTGCTGAAGCGGAAGAAGGGCCGTTGCCGTTCGACGCGGGAGACCAAATCGATATCGAACAGGCGTTCTTCGGGTAGGAAAGGCGGAGGAACTTATGCTTGAATTGCCTAACAATCACTGTAAGCTGATCATCCGTTGCATCCCGAAAGGGAGCAAGTATGCGAGGAATCTGCGCGACGTTGCGCAAATGGCCGGTGTGTCCGAGCGTCAGACGCAAGAATACATCAGGCAGCTTCGAGAATACGGACACCCGATCGTTTCCATGTCATCCGGAGGCTATTTTATCCCGGACGAGAACGACCCGGTTGACATTGCCGAAGCTGAGCGCTACATGCTCATGATGCGCGGTCAGGCGACAGAAAGATTGCAGACAGTTAAAGCCATCGAGCATTGGCTCAAGGTCAATCGCAAGCCGGTACAGATGAGCCTTGACGCGTATGCGAGATGACAAACGACAGAGATCATTGTCAACGAGGTCGAATTCTGTGAGACGCGGAAGGCGGACGATCGCGTCGAGACAACAACGACGAAAACAGGTCAAGCTGACGACGACACAAGCTTACCGTTCGATTTTTAGAAATTCAAAAATGAATGCCAGGAAAGATAGGTGCTAATTATGGCAGTTGGCGACAGTTATTACCTAGTACACGATATTGACGCACTCAGTGATCTAAAAATCAGTGCCTTGGTTAATGAGTTTGGATTTGAGGCATACGGTTTATTTTGGGTGCTTCTCGAAAGAATGTTCCCGGAGGATGAACTTAGTCTTCCGTATGGTGATATGACTTTCACTGCTATACGTGGACAGACGTCTGCTAAGTGCGACATCAAAGGTTTTGTCAACCGAGCAATTGAATACGGACTTTTTGAGCGTGACGGGGAGTACTTTTACTCTCCGTCGCTCATTAGGCGGATGAAAATCATTGATGCCGAGGCAGAAGAAAAATCGCGCAAAGCTAGAGAGTCGGCCAATGCTCGTTGGAACAAAAGGCGCAAAGAGGTCGCAGAAAAAGGCGCGACAAAGGCAAGCGTCCGTAATGCAGAAGAATGTAACAGTTGTGCAACCGCAATGCGAACGCATAGCGAGCGCATACCAAGCGCAAAGCAACCGCAATGCGAATCGATGCGAAGCGATGCTAATGAACTGAACAGAACTGAACTTAGTAGTGGTACTAGCGCGCATGCGCGTGCGCGAGAGAATGTTAAGCAAGGTGATTCACATCCGCCAGATGTTGACAGCGATCCTTTGTCTCGTGTGATCGCCTTGTACGCTAGAGAGATCGACCCTGTCCCATCAACCATCGTCATTGCTCACATGGACGTACTCCAAAAAAAAGGCATGGAGCCCGACGTGATGCTGTACGCGATCAATGAAGCGGCAGCGAGTAATGCGAGGAATTGGAGATACGTGAAATCGATTCTCGACAATCTTGAGAAAGATAAAGCGTTTTCCATGGACGCTGTTGCAGATCGACAGCGCAAGTTCGATCGAAGCAAGGGGAAAACACAAGGCGACAAGCGTGGCCTGCGCGACAATCGCAACAATTTTACTCCCGATATTGATTCAAACTATAGCGATCAAGACGAAACGTTCTCATTTCGTTTGCCGCGGCTTGAAACGGCTCAAGGAGGTTCGCCATGAACAGCAGAGCAAAAGGTGCTCGCGGCGAGCGCGAGCTGGCCGGAATCCTCAGAGAGCACGGCTACGACTGCAGGAGAGGGCAGCAATATAGCGGAGCCTCCGGAGACGCGGATGTGATTGGCTTGCCGGGAATCCACATTGAGGTCAAGCGCGTTGAGCGTCTTAATCTGTACGACGCGATGGCTCAAGCGAAAAGCGATGCTCGCATCGATAGCTTGCCCGCTGTGTTCCACCGCAAGAATCATTGCGCGTGGCTGGTGACGATGGAACTAGATGACTGGATGGAGATTTACAGAGAGTGGGAGGCGGGGAAGGTAATTTGCGAGGTGACAAACGATGACTAAACTGATCGATTTTCTCGTCAGCACTCTAACCGTGATCGTGTCACTTGTCGCCTTGTTAGTGGTGGCGCTGTTTAGCTTGATTGCCGCCGTTGTATTGTCGCCGGTTGCGCTAGTGCTTGGGGTTGCTGAGATCATCACAGCGAGCAACGAAAGGAGAGAGCCATGACCACAATGTGGATTATGTTGATAGTCATGCTCGGGGTCGTATTCGCCCTGATCGTCTGGGCGATTGTCGGCACGATCCGAGAAAACCGAGCGATTAACAGAGGCTAGATACCGTGCAGGCAGTGTTTTGCCTGTACGAGATATTGGATGTTCGAGGACTCAAAGCGAA